GGAACAATTGCTGAAGCTTGTGAAGTCGACCTTACTGGACAACCACAATATGTCATCGATCTGCTTAGCCAACAACTACCAACAGAATCGTATGACTTTATTCACAAACACGCTACCGAAGATGAAAGTGAAGATACTGTTCTTGGGTCTGTCATTTCAGCCTTCTCTAATGTGACTGGAATCAAGAGCCGATCATCCCTTGTCAATCTTGCTAAGGATTTGAACACGCTTACTATGGCCGCTAAGAATGGAGATGAATTTCTTGGGAAGACCATCGCATACATGCCAACATTTATGCGAAGTTACATCTCTGCCCTCTTACCATCTGGATCATGGGCGTACGCTATTCAAGATCTTGAACCCGAACGCTGGATTGATGAGACACGCACAAATACCACGAATGCTTGCATTAGTTTGTCTTACACGAATGAGAAACAACGAGCCATTCTGGAGAATTTGTATAAGCGAGGTATGGAAATCAACGAACGTATGATTGGATTACGACCTGATCCTATCTTCAAGAAAGGGTTTGACGAACTTATGGACCGACTTAAGAAATGGAAATCAACGCATTTTATGCGAGACACCGAATCAAGACCTGTTCCATTTGTTGTCATGTTCTCAGGAGCCAGTGGAGCTGGCAAGTCTGCTTTCAGCCTACGTTTATCGAAGATGTTTGGATGGACAACACATACATACAATGTTGCTTCCAAATATTGGGATGGTTATGCTGGACAAGATGTTGTTGTGTTCGATGATTGGTGTGCTACTCTCAATAAGGATCAAAATGAGGAATGGTTTACACTAATATCGAATGCTAACTACATACCACCTTTGGCCTCAGTTTCAGATGCTTATGTTGGTGTGAAGGGAACACCTTTTACATCACGTTATGTATTTGCAACGACAAACACACCCTACCCGCAACCTGCTGAAATTCGAGACGTTACTGCCTTTTGGCGCCGCAGACATATGCTCTACGACGTGTCCCGAGTTGGAGATGTTCTAACATTCCAACGCCTTGATCCCCTTAAACCAGGAGAGAAGATTGGAGATCCGATCGGAGAAACCGAATTCATCGATATCTTTGAACGCGAAGCGACCGATCATTTCTTAGATCAGAAGAGATATCTGCAAAAGATCAAGTCAACTGAAGGATCGCGCCGAGATCCATCTGCATTATTGATTGATGCTCATGGTGAACCTACGGAAGATTCAATGTTCACACGCATTAAGCATGTGTTCAAGCCACCCGTGAGATCAACTACACCAATCACAGCACATGGAGATCCCGAAGAAAAATCTATTTGGCAAAAGTTTAAAGATCTCTTCAAATCTGATGATCCAACCAAGATCATGGAGACTGAATATGGAGATAGTTTCTTTACTAACTGTCGACTTGCCTTTGATAAAGCAGTGGTTAGCGTTGCTGGTTTTCTTGCTACGAATACTACCCTTGTTTTAATATCGACCGCGCTTATTGCTGTTGGAGGTGTTTACCTGTTGTATCGCTCATCTAAACCAACATCACATGGTGATCCTTATGGACCTGGAGCTGATTCTCGGGTTATCAAACGCACAACACCAATCCCCGAAGTTAAACTCATCGCGCATGGAAACCCTGGAACAAACATTACTGCTATCCGACGCCACATGGTTAAGATGAATATGCAAACACCTTCTGGACCTATGACAGTGCATGGATTTGGTACTTCTGGGATAGTCGTTTCTCCAATGCATTACTATGCAAGCCTACAACGCCTACGCAATCCTGAAGCAACGATGCCTATCGAACTACGACGAATTGGCGCTAATGGAGAATTTGGAGTCGCTTTGGTTGTTAGTAAGAAAGATCTTTATACAATGCGAAGTGACGAAGATGGGGTGTACGACCTTGGTTGTGCAAATCTTAAGAACAAGACTTGTTTCCATAATGCTGAGAACTACTTCAATCAAACACAAGTGTTTCCGCAGAGTGGAGATGGTTATGTTCTTGATTTTGAAGGCAATCTAACACCAACTCAGTTCGAATCGACGGACGGAGAACTCACCTATGAATCAGCTAATACCCCTTTTAGACATAATTTCGCTTACACCTATCCACTTCAAAAGAAGAATGGAGACTGTGGTCATTTGCTTCTCATCAAGGATTCTCATGACGATTACACCATCATTGGAATGCACGTGGCTGGAACGAAGAATGGAAAGTCTTTTGCTATGCCTATTGGACGTGAGGATATAAGAGCTATGTCCGCTGTTAATATCGCTATGCCACATGGTCTTCCTACCGAGGAAGGACCTAATGAATACGTTTGCCCTTTATCTGGCGAATTTCAAATTGTCAACGAACGAGTTGTGCAACTACATCAACCTACATCGCACTACATGACAAAATCCCTTATTGCTAACAGGTTAGGAGATCCAATAACTGGTCCTAGTGTTTTGCATGCTGGGGATCCTCGTGTGGCACCTGAATATGCTGGCGACCCTCTTGTTAATGGAATTAATAAGAACGGACATCCTGCGAACAACTACGACCAAGTAAGGCTTGATCTAGCAACAGCTATCGCCATCCAAATGTTCAAACCGAGTGGTGAATGCAAAGTCATTGGGATGCATGAAGCGATTTATGGTGTCCCAGGCGAGTATGACGGACTAAATTTTCATAGCTCAGCCGGTTTTCCTTTCACGCGATTTGGTACGAAGAAAAGCTTATTTTTCAATGACCGGGGTGAACAACGTATTGACCCCCGAGTTTATCAGGCTGCTATGGAACGGATATCTGCTGCTAAGGAAGGTAGGAGAGTACCATCTGTATGGACCGATTTTCTGAAGGATGAACGTCGATTGCTTGGAAAGATTCTTATGAACAAAACCCGAACGATTTGTGGAGCACCTGTTTGTTACACAATTCCATTCCGTATGTATTTTCTTGATTACATCTTGAAATTGCAAGCCAGATTCGGTTCGACACCGTCGCTGGTTGGGATGGATATCGGATCAATCGATTTTCATAACACCATCAAGGAAATAACCAAACACCCCCACATCTTTGCAACTGACCTATCTAATAACGATGGAGAATATCCTATTCCTCTATTTGAGAGTGTGCTTAAAGTCATCGACACCTACTATCCTGAGAATGAAGAGGAAAGATTAGTTCGACGAGTTTTGGTTCATGAAGCGATGTTTACATATCACTATTTTAAGAATTTTGTGGTATTGGACAATGGATCACTCAACAGCGGATTCGGAGGAACAACCCTTTTCAACACTGTTGGTAATACCATCCAGGCTCTCTATGACATCATTTCTCAGGCACCGAAGGAAATCACAATTAACTATGAATATGTTACAAGGAATTTTGTGTTACGTTACTATGGAGACGACAACCTATCTTCATTTTCGGACGAAGCTGCTAAGTGGTTTTCTGTTGCTGGAAAGATTAAGAGTATTGAAGAGTGTGGACGACATGAAACATCTGAAGTCAAAACATCTGACGCTATGGAAGCTGGATCAATCTTTGATGTTAAGATTCTCAAACAACAACCTGGACGAAATCCCGATTTTCCTGGGGTCTATGTACCTCTCATGGCTAGAGAACTCATTGAAGAAATACCACGCTGGATGTCGAAAGGACAAGACGAGCTTGTCGCAACATTTACGAACGTTATGGCTGCATTGCGATTCGCTTTCTGGCATGGAGAGGAATATTACAATCACCTTCGAAGGGTTTATCTCGATGCTTTTGAATTTAACGGTTATCGTCCGCAATATATCCCTAGTTACAGGGATGCTCTTGCTGTCATCCGACCTAATTACTACGGTTGGAAAAACGAGACATCTATCAGTCTTGAGCTCCTATTTGGGGATATCAACAACTTCATCTGTGAGAATGGCGACCTTTCTACAAATAACCCTTATGTCACGTACGATGATGTTCCATACTTCGTGTCGCATTCTATCTACACCAAGCAAACGTTTGAAGAATTTGTTGCTAACCTACACACGTACGACAGGCCTACCGCTGCAATCTACTACGGAAAATTCCCACCACATGCTGACGCCGTTTTCAAGTGTGTTAGCATTAATGACATCTCGTGGCTTATGCTGTACGACCCTCAAAGCGTTTTGTGGACTGATGATAATGCAATCCACCCTCATGGCGAACCTGACAATGGAACTGTGACTATACAAACTGCTGAACCTGTAGCTGCTATTCATAACTGGGATTCATCACGAACTCTAGAATCCGCAGATCAAGAATGGACTTTCAAGTCTTTCCTTGGAAGGAAGATCGTGGCCTCGATTAAGAACTGGCCTGTTGACCTTGCGACCGGTAGCAATGTTTTGGACGTGCAAGTCCCTTACCAAATTCTGACGACATGGCAACAACGTGTTGGAATGCTGGCTTTTGATAGAGCTAGGTTCACAGTCGTTGCTACTATCGAGGTAGCTGGGACAAAGTTTCACCAAGGAAGTATTATGGCAAATTTCGCTTTTGAGAACGCTTTTATCGCAAATGAGTACTTGAACTGTTTACCGAGACCGCATCAGATCATAAATGCGAACGGAGTTAGTACGACCATCCTACGTCTACCCTGGACCTGTCATCGCCGGATGTTGCACCTTTCTCAAGACGTGTTGTATGCATCATTACGTATTAACGTATTTGCACCGCTTCGCGTCGCGTCTGGTGGATTACCTGGCATTCCTATCACGGTATCGATTCATTTTGAAGACATTGAACTTGAACTCCCCCGCATTTCACCACCAGAGAAGATTTTTGCTCATGGTAACTCCTACTCATCAACTAATACAATCGTGAACAATGGAAGTGACAACAAGAACACCATGGATATTGAAGACGAAGTTGACCAAACGACCGACACTCGAGCTGGCCTTTCAGCAGCTGCATCAGTTGCTGCTGGGAAGGATGCCAAGTCTGGCGAAGCTACTGCTGCAATTCCGAACTTCGCGACTGATGGTTCTGCAATCGATGAGAAAGTTGTACCAACAAGGAATAGACCTGCTATCAGATCTGCTCCCCTCACCCGACCACAATTTGGTGGTGGTGGCACACCCGCACGAACCGCACAACCTATTGCAAGTAGTTTGGCTGCACCAAATACTGTACCTAGGACACCGCCTGTGCTAGATAACCGCGCAACTGCTGGACTCGACCTTGTTGGGAATCACATTGATCCACCACTAGTGCAACTCGCTAATTTGCCGTTTATGTACAACGCTCAAAATATCGAGCCTGTGTACTCTGCCCGCATGTACCCGAACCATCTCGTGAAGACATCACTCGACGATCTGAATGTCAAGTGTGATGAAATGAAGGTTGATTATCTTGTGCAAATTCCCGGACATTTACAACGATTGTCCTGGTCAAACGAAATAGCTGGAACACCGCTATGTTCGTACAAGATATCACCAACCCAATTTGACATCATCGACATTAAGAAATCATCTCGAACTGTGCCTTGGATTCAAGCCCTATCTGTGGTTGGAACACACTGGACTGGAGACCTCATTTTCACCTTCTTGTTTTCGGCAAGTGGTTTCCAAACTGGAAGACTACTCTTTTCAATCGCCTATGGTGACAATGTACCAACTGGTTTCAATGAAGCGCAAAACTCATACACAGTGACTTACGATCTTGCAAATCCTAGTCACCGCATCTCACTGCGAATCCCTTACATCGGGGTTGATGAGCTTGCTATGGTTTCGCGTGGTGTGAAGGATAAGATCCCACACATTGGAACTTTGACAGTGTACACTCTTACACCTTTAGTGTACCCAGTTGGCGCTCCAACTTCTGTTGACATCGACGTTTTCCTTTCGGGAGCTGACAATTTTCAAATTATTGGTCGCTCCGACTACTGCTTCTATGGGCCAAAGGTTTCAACACAAACGAGAGAAGACGAAGACTATGAAATAGTCGCCCATGGTGAACCTGACAACGCAAACTCTACGAATGCATTTACTTGGAAGGATGAAGCAATCACTATCACACCGAAGACCGTTACCTACAATGCTGTGGAAGTTTTAGGTGAACGATTTACATCGCTCAAAGATCTCTGGAAATGTAGAGTTCCAGTATCAACAGTACGCTGCGCTTTAGCAGGTATTATCAAGGTCGGAGTAATGCAATCATTCCGAGCCGTTCCACACGCATACCTCGCTGGAAACTTTCTTTTTAAGAGAGGAGGTCTGCGATTTACTTTCCACTGTCCTGCTATCACCGACACGAACCGTGTAGCCGTTATATTCTCGCGTACCGGAGCCCCCGACACCAACGTTTATATGACAGCTGACATGTTGTTTGCTACGAAGAGCAGTGCGTACTACACGATTCCGAGCTCACCTTTCTCGTTCGTGTTGTCCTCGCAACAAAAGACTATGACAGTTGAGATTCCCTTCCTGGGTTTCAACCGAGTCCTCCAAATGAATGAACAAACTGGTTTCTTCTATTTGGTACAGGAAGACGTGAAGGCTGCATCTGGACCCTCAGTAACTATATTTGCTGGGTTGTCTGATGAAGCCCGATTCTTTTCTCTAGCATCGAATCCTACGATGGCTGTGCAGAAAGCGAGTGCGAATAACTACCCCCCCTATTGGGAATGATTTGTTTTTGTATTCGAGTAGTTTAAGTATCGTCGAAAGAGCTTAAGCGCAATAAACAAAACCCGGTCTAATACTTTGTATGAGACGAGCGAGTTTAATATTGGTTAATTTACCACCTTTTTTACACCCGCTACGGGTGATTTTGATTTAACTATCATGGATTTGTAATCATATCTTTCGATTGTATCGTATACGATGATTTTGGATTTGGACCCACTTAATTATTTTATTGATTTTTAAGAAACGCAAAGTATTTG